ATAGGTGCAATACCTTCAGGAGCTATTCAATTACTAGAAGACGGACAAGTTCTTTGCGACCTCTATGAAGATGAAGATATTCCTTTAAGTCTTAGTGTTGATGACTTTAAAAATGTAGCAGAAAAAGTACAGTCTTATTCTAAGGCTTTTAACCTTCCTGCAACAAAAAGAAACAATAGAATCTTTGATAATATATTTGAGATTACAAGAAGTGATGACGGTGTAATATTTAATCCTTATAAGAAGACAAAATGCGTTTTAAAGCAAGACGGATTTATTCTATTTGAAGGATATTTAAGAATGCTAGATATTACAGATAAGGAAGGTGAGATAAGTTACAATGTAAACCTTTATTCAGAAGTAGTAGCTTTAGCTGACGTTTTAGGTGATAGGGCTTTCAGGGATTTAGATTTTACAGAATTAAATCACGATTACAACAAGACAGAAATTAAGAGGAGTTGGAATGATAGTCCAGACGCTAGTATAACTTATACAAATCCAAGTACATCAGGGTTCAGAGATACTTACACTACGTTAAGATACCCTTTTGTAGATTGGACACATCAGATTGCATTAGGAGGTTCTAATAACACTAATGCAACATCAGGTAATCCTGAACTACTTACATTAGAAGCAGCATTCAGACCTTTTATAAATATCAAGTATTTAATAGACAGAATATTTGAAGCAACTCCTTTTACTTATGAAAGTGAGTTCTTTGATACAGATGACTTCAAGAAACTTTTTATGGACTTTAATTGGGGTTCTGATAATTTTCCTTTTACTATTGATGACTCAGGAAAAGGAAAAATAGCAGTAGATCAAATTGCAACAACTTCTTTTGTAATGATACAAACAAACGATAATACATTTAGTGATAATATAGGGTATAGCGCAGGAATTTATACGGCATTAAGTGATAATCAAACTTATAATTTTGACTATTCTTATGCTTATACTGTTTCAGGAACAGGTGCTTGGACAGCTGAATTTAGATGGATATTAACTAGGGCTTCAGGGTTTGTTGAGCCTCCGATAAATTTAACTCCTGTTTCAGGAACAGGTAATAATACTTTTAGTGTGACAGGAGGTAATTTTACTCAGATATTAAATGCAGGAGATACTTTAAAACCTGAATTTAAATCAGCTTCAGCAGGAACACATACTATAACTATCTACACAACGGGAGGAACTGCTGGAAGTGTAGGGGTTACTTATGTTTCAACTTCAGCTTCAGCAGCTACAAATAATACATTCCTTCAAACTTTAAGAGGTGAACTAGGACAATGGGATTTCTTAAAAGGTTTGCTTACAATGTTTAACTTAGTAACTTTACCTGATGAAGACAATCCTAACAATATTAAGATTGAACCTTATTCAGATGTATTTATAAATAGTACTGATAGTGTTCAGTTAGATTGGACTGAAAAGATAGACGTATCAGAAATGAAACTTACACCTTTAGCTGACTTGAATAAAAAAACTATTTTCAAGTTTGTTGAGGATGATGACGACTATTCTTTTAATCAGTATAAGAATTTAGTAGGAGGTCATTTATACGGAAGTAAGAAGTTTAATGCAGGAGCTGAATTTAATATTTTAGTAGGAGAAGATGAAATAATAGCCGAACCTTTTGCAGCTACATTGGTCAAGCCTTTAATGTCGCAATTTTCTCAATTTATAACACCTGCAGTTTACGCTAATGGAGGTGATGGCGTTTGGGAAGGCTTTGATAATAGTCCTAGAATTATGTATAACAATGGAATAAAAGATACAGGAGCTTCTTATTATATACCTGATCAAAACGGCTTGTCTTCAGAAAACCAAACTGACTTCTTACAGTTTAGTCATTTATCAGATGTTCCTACTATACAATCAACTCCTACCGTAGCAGGTTCAAGGGATTTTCATTTTGGAGAATGCCAACTTATGACAGGTGTAGGTGACCCTGTGCCTGATAACTTGTTTAACTTATATTGGCTTCCTTACTATTCAGAACTTTACAATCCGAATACTAGAATTATGACTATCAAAGTAAACCTTAGTCCTGCTGATATCAATACGTTCAAATTTAACGATACAGTATACATAAAGAATAGAGTATTTAGAGTAAACAAAATAGACTACAAACCTAACGACTTAGCAACAGTTGAATTTATACTTATACCATAATGGCAGCACCTACAATAAAAATACCATACTTAATAGGATTTACTGTAAAACCTTTATCAATTTCAGGACTTGGGGTTGTAACCTTTACTGACGGAACAAATGACGTAACACCGAACCAATTACAATGTGAATCTTACGGATATACCTACAATAAAGCTTCAGGCACTTGCTCAACTTTTAGATACAATACAAATCTTAATAGAGGTGTTGCCAATGAGAACAATAAGACTTTCGGCACAGGAAACTCAACAGAAACAGGTACTAACAACACCTTAGTAATGGGTGAGAATAATACTGTGAAAGGATTCTCAAGAAATAACATTATAATAGGAAACCAAAACGAAATAGCAAACGGAGTAAACAATGCTAACGTATACGGTACTTTAGGTGAGGCTACAGCCGATAACTCTATTGTCTTAGGGGGTAATGCTTCTGATGACAATTTAGCTGAAAGACAAAGCATTCATTTAATGTATGGTAAAACAACTACAGCAGCTTCTCAGCAAGCAAGTAACTTAAACAATACAGCAGGAAGTTATTTTGTGATTCCTGATAATACTATTGTATATTTTCACGCAACTTGTCTAGCCGTAAGAGTTGGTGGTTCAAGTGGTTCAGGAGCAGTAGGTGATTATCATTCAGCTATTGAAAGAGGTGTTGTAATTAACAAATCAGGTGTATTAAGTATTCAAAGAGAAAGGGATGTTATCAAGACTTCAGGAACAACTACAGGTTGGAATCCAACAGCAAAAGTTTCAGGAACTGATTTTTATATAGCTGTAAAAGGTGCAACTAATATGACAGTAGAATGGCTTTGCGATATTAAATTAACACAAATAAAAACAGGAGTAACTTTATAACGACAATATAAAAATAAAATTATGGCAGAAAAAATAGTAATAGAAGCAGAGGTTAAGTCTAATATTGGAGATGTTTCTAAAGACGCAAAGTCAGCAGCAGGGGAGTTTAAAGTTATGGGAGTTTCTCTAAATGGAGTAAAAGCAGGATTTGCTTCAGCAGCAGTTACAGCTAAAGGAATGTTTGGCTCTATTAAAGCAGGATTAATATCTACAGGGATAGGTGCATTTTTAATTATAATAGGCTCGCTAGTTTCTTACTTTAAAAGTACTAAGAGGGGTGCTGAAATGCTTGAAAGAGCTTTGGCAGGAGTTGGTGCAGTAGTAAGTGTTCTTACTGATTTATTTTCTAGTGTAGGTGAGATAATAGTAAGTGCATTTTCTAACCCAAAAGAAGCAGTGATAGGTTTATGGGAAGCTATTAAAACAAATATCGTTAATAGAATAGAGGGTATTATTTTACAATTTGGAGCATTAGGCAAAATTATAAAGTCAGCAATGTCATTTGACTTTGATGGTATAACTGAAGGAGCAAAGGAATTTGGGAAAGCTTCAATTCAAGTAGCTACAGGAATGGATGAAATACAACAAAAAAACTTTGCAGACGGAATTAAAGATATTGCTAAAGAATTTACTAACGAAGCTGCTGCAGCTATGCGTTTAAAAGGAATGTTACAAAAGCTAAAAGATGAAGAAAGAGAGTTCAGTAAAATAAGGGCACAGACAAGACAGGATATTCAAAAAGCTAGATTAGACGCTTTAGATGAAAGTAAAACAGCAGAAGAAAGACTTGCAGCATTACAGAAAGCAAATGACTTAGAGCTAGGTACTACAGAAAAGTCTTTAGAAATGCAAAGAAAGAAAATTGCAATACAAAAAGAAACAATGGCTTTGTCTGAAAATATGGCTGAAGATTTGGATGAACTAGCAGCTTTAGAAGTTGGTTTAATTGATTTACAAACTGCTTCATTTCAAACACAGAAAAGGTTAGCTACTGAAATGGAAACTTTGACAAATGAAATAGCAGCAAATCAAAAACAAAGAGATAAAGACGAACTAGAAGCAATAGCAAAAAAGATAAAAGCTACTGAAGATTTGTATGACGCACAAATAAAACAAGCCAATGCTTGGGAAAAGAAAGTAATTGCGTCACAGGAAGCAGTTCTAAAAAGTAAATTAGATACTACAAAAGCAATAGGAGGCGCTATTGGTGCATTGGGTAATTTATTAGCAGAAGGTTCGGCAGCAGCAAAAGCAGCAGCATTAACAGAGATAGCTGTAAACACAGGAGTAGGTTTTGTTCAGGGTTTAAATATTGCACAAAAGTCAGCAAAAGCAGCAGGACCTGGTGCAGCATTGGCTTTTCCTCTATTTTATGCAACACAAATAGGTGCAGTATTATCAGCAGCAGGACAAGCGAAATCGATACTAGGGGCAGGAGGAGGAGTAACTCCGCCTTCAACACAGACAACTGCAACTCAAACACCATCACCACAAATGATGTCAGGAGCTTTTGATATCAGTGGAGGAGTTGCTCCTGAACCTGTTCAAGCATTTGTATTAACTGATTCTATGACAAACAGTCAAAACCAATTAGCGAATATAAGACGTAGAGCTACAATATAAATCAAATAAACTAACTTAATTTCTATTATATAAAAAAGACTATACTATGCCTTGCGAAGAATGTGAAAACGGAAAATATAAATGGGGAAAGACAGGAGAATGTACTTATGACTCAGTAGCTGAATGTGAAGAAGCTAATAAAGACTATTACGAAAAGACTACTTCTATAGTTGAGCTAATAATTGGAGAAAATGAAGAACTAGCTATTGATTGCATTTCTTTAGTTTCAGCTCCTGCAATTGAAGAAAATCTAATCTTTATGAGTAAGGCTAAAAACAATTTAACTTTAGCTAAGATAGATAAAGATAAAAGAGAAATTATTTCTCCTGCTTTAATTCCTGATAAGAATATCTATAGATATGACGCTGAAACAGATTCTGACTACTATGTTTATTTTAGTAAAGATACAGTTAAGAATTGTGCTTATAGCTTCTTAAAAAATAACAACCACCACAAAGCTACATACCAACATCAAGACAGAGTATCAGGCGTTCTAACAGTTGAGTCTTGGATTATAGAAGACCCTAAAATGGATAAGGCTAATCTTTACGGATTTAAATTAAAAAAAGGAACTTGGATGGTTAAAATGTCCATAACGAATGATGAGCTATGGGAAAAGGTGAAATCAGGGGATATTAAGGGTCTGAGTATTGAAGGTTATTTCACTTCAAGGTATCAAGAGATGCAAAAAGCAGAACCAACAAGTGAAGAAATACTTAAAGCACTAAACGAAATTATCACAAAATCAAACAAGTAACCAATCTTTCTATTATATATAGAACCTAAAAATTAAACTATGGATTTAAAGAATCAAATACTAGTAGCACTTGGACTTGACAAAGAAACAGAAGTATCTTTAGCTTGGCAAGCAAAATCAGAAGACGGAACTATTTTCGTTTCAACAGCTGAAGAATTAACTGAAGGTGTGGACGTAAGCGTTCTTACTGAAGACGGCACGACAATTTTATTACCGATCGGAACTTACAAGACAGATACAGGAGTAACTTTTGTTGTGAGTGAGGAGGGTATTGTGGATTCTGTAGCTGAAACGGAATCTGAAGAAGTAGTTGAAGAAGAAATGGCTGAAGATGATGGTAAAGAAGCAGACGTTGAGGACTGGGCAGGAATGGAGAAAAGAATCCAAAACCTAGAGGACGCTGTAGCTGACCTTAAAAGAGACAAAGAAGGAGGTGATGATGAGGTTGAAGAAATGGCTGAAGAAGTAACAGAGCCTTCTACAAATCCTAAAACTATTAAGACTACAGAAGTAGTTGAATTTTCAATAGAAGAATTAAAAGCTGAAAACGAAAGACTAAAAACTGAATTAGCAGCACAACCTGCTTCAGCTCCTTTAGATACTAACAAGTTCAGTTCAGATAGAAAACCAATGTCTAAAAAAGATTACGCTAAGTTATCTAGAAGAGAAAGGTTTTTACAAGATTTAAATAAATAAAAATTAATAAATAAAAAACAAAAATTATGGCAGGATTATCAGTAACATCAAACTTTGCAGGGACGGCAGCAGGATTTTACATCTCAGCGGCTTTAGCTCAAGCAAACTCACTAGACTTCTTAACTATGATTGAAAACATCAAGTATAAGTCTAACATTCAAAAAATGGCAGGTGCATCTTTAGTTGCTGACGCTACTTGCGACTTCACAGCAGCAGGTACTCTTTCTTTGACTGAGAAGGTACTCGAGCCGAAGAATCTACAAGTTAATGTTGATTTGTGCAAGGAAACTTTACTTTCATCTTGGGAAGCATTACAAATGAGAGCAGGAGCAGGAGCACCACCACCTGCAAGCTTTGACGATTACGTTATCTCTTATATGGGAGAAATTATTGCAGAAGCAACAGAAGAAAGTGTTTGGAAAGGAACAGCAGTAGCAGGGAAATTCAATGGATTCGTTGGAGCTGTTACAGGTCTTTTATTACCGGGTGTTGACGCAACAGTTGTTCAAGCAGCAGGAACAGCAGCAGCTTTTTCAGCAGCTAACATTATTGAAAATTTACAAACAGCAGTTGCAGCTATTCCTACAGCAGTATTAGGAAAAGAAGACTTACACATCTACATAAACCAAAAATCTTACAGATACTACATCTCTGCAATTTCTACTTTAGGATATGTAAACGCTTATAATATGAATGGCGATTACCTTCCTGTATTTGAAGGAATAAAAATTGCAGTTTGTAATGGAATGAAAGATAACGAAATCGTAGTAGCTGAAAAGAGTAATTTATTTTTTGGTACGGATTTGATTTCAGATGCGACAAGAATCAATTTGATGGATATGGCTGCTTTAGATGGTTCAGACAATATGAGATTAGTTGCTCGTTACTCTGCAGGAGTTCAGACAGGAGTTGGAGCTGATATCGTAAGAGTATCTTAATAAATAAATAATACGGAAGTGAGGGGGTAAAACCCTTCACTCCCTTAACCTAAAAAAAACAATAAAATGGCTTGTACAGCACTAACAAAAGGTAGGGGACTCGACTGCAATAGAATTTCAGGAGGAGTGAAATTTATTTATTTCGGAGTTCTTGACCAATTTACAGCACCAATAGAAACAGTAGGATTAGTTCAAACAGCAGGTGAAGTAACAGATATTGAAATGGCTTCTAATGTTCTTTACAGATACACTATGCCTTTGGGTGTAGCTAGTATCACAGATACGATAGTTGGAAGTCGAGAAAATGGAACGATTTACTACACTCCAACGGCTCAAGTATTATTCAATCGTATCAGCAAGGAAGACCAAAATCAGATTAAGCTTTTAGGAGCTACCAAAGTGGTTGTCTTTGCACAGTTAAACCAACAACTAGCAAACGGACACGATATTATCGTAGCTATGGGAGTTGTTAATGGTATGGAACTTAATGCAGGTACTATTGATTCAGGGGCAGCTTGGGGAGATAAAAATGGTTACACTCTAACCTTCGACGGAATGGAAGCTTTGCCTATGCCTATAGTAGCAGACTACACTACAATTCCTTTTGACAATGCAGCATTTAATTTTGGTGCAGGAAACCCAATAGAATCTTAATCAGTATTCTTTTATATATTTTAAAGAGGGTAGCTTAACAGTTACCCTTTTTTTACAATTAGTGAGGGTGGTGCAGTTCGGCTGTATATAGAGCAATCTAGCGTTCACTATGGGATTAAGGTTGCTTTGGCAGCCTTTTTCCTTTATTAACCAAACAGAAACAGACTTTTTCTATTATATAATATGATACAAGGATTTACGGAAACTGATATTTTAACAGAAATTTGTACTGAAGATAACAGAATAAATACTGCAGTAAATAGAACTCAGATAAGATTCTTAGTAAAGTTTATAAATGACTTTGATGGTTCTATTAGTTATAGCTATTCTTATGCAGGTCCTTTTGAGTTTATATTCCCTAGATACACAAAGATTCAATTTTATTATGCAGTAGTTCCAAATCTATTTTTGTCTACTATAAACTTATTACCTGCAGGTCATTGGAAATATGAAATTTATGAAGTTAGTTGGATAGGTCAAGTAGTATTAAGTGATACGACCGCTCCAAAGACAGAAACTCAAGTACTTCCTGTAGCTGATAATAATGGAGTAGTAAATGGAATAGTAACTAAAGGAATACTAAATTTAACAGAAAAAGCAGGAACTGAGCAAGTTCAGTATAATTCTTATGAATCTCCACCATCAACAAACTACGTATATTTTTCTGAGCAATTCCTTCCAACTCAAATATCGTCTTTAAATTTATGGTATCAGCACTTAGAAGGACTACAGAATCAAGTAGGAGTAACAGACCCAACGTTATTTATAGATTCTGATTTAATTACATGGGAATCTCAAATCGGAAGTAATTTACTTTATAATGATGAAAACTGGAACAAAGTTTTATGGAGTACGGCTAAACAATCCGTAGATATTAATAATGATAGATATTACGAGGTTACAACAACTTTAACAATTCCAACTGACTTTACTCTTTGTATTTCAGTTCAATTTAAAAATATACCTAATCAGGATGGTTTATATGGTTCTCAAAATCTAAATATTTTTGAAGCAGCAGATGCTAATACTTTTAAATTTAGAGCAGGTGGAACAAGTGAATTAAGCTTTACAAATGCTTATACATTAATTCCTGATAATTGGTATACTGTTATATTACAAAGAGATGCTGGAGTTGTATCTGTTTATGTAGATGCAGGAAATAATAGCATTATAGACTGGGGTTCTGGAACTGATGCAGATACTATGACAATAAATACTATAGGGTCTTGGAATGGTGATGCACAGAACTTAGATGGATATATAAGAGATTTAAGCTACTTTACACAAGCTTTAACATCTATAGAGCGACAAAGTATGGTAGAATATATAAATAATTATTAAAAAAAATGGATAAAATAATTTCGGTAGATTTAAGCACTTCAACAAGTCCCTTAGTGCAAGAGGTTAGAGGAAAGGATTGGATAGAATACGGCGACTCTAATGGAGAATGGAGAAACCTTTACCCACAGTTTTTAATTGACCTTTACTATTCAAGTTCTATAACGGCTGCTATTGTTAATGCAACGGCTGAAATGATAAGTGCTGAGGACTTAGTTATATCAGATGAAGATGATAGAGATGAAGAAGCAAGAGTAAAGCTTCAGAACTTTATGAATAATGCTAATGGTAATGAAACACTACACGAAGTCTTGAAAAAGGTAGCATTTGACTTTAAATTACAAGGAGCATTTGCTCTTAATATAGTATGGTCAAAAGACAGAACTCAGATAGCTGAAATCTATCATATACCTGTAGAGAAGATTAGATGTGAACGTCCTGACGAGTTTGGCAAGACTAACAATTACTATGTATCAGGAGATTGGGCAAATACAAGAATGAACAAACCTTATAGAGTTCCAGCCTTTAATGTTAATGATAGAACTTCACCTAATCAAATTCTTTATACTGGACTTTACAGTCCTAATATGAACTCTTACTATACTGCTGATTACATCTCTTGTAATAATTGGGCGTTAATTGATTCTAAAGTTTCTGAGTTTCATCTCAACAATATCTCTAATGGATTTACTGGCTCGTTTATGATATCATTTGCGAATGGAATACCAACGGCTGAAGAAAGAAATCAGATAGAAAGAAGCTTAGAAGATAAATTTACATCAGAAAAAAATGCAGGTAAATTCGTTTTGACTTTTTCAGATGACAAGACTAGAGTACCTGAAATAACTTCAATTACACCTGATTCACTTGATAAACAATTTTTAGCACTCCAAGAACTTTTAACTAGCAACATCCT